TCAAAGATCGCTTTCTTCCCTTTCGGCCCACCATTGCAAGGTTTCAATACGACGGCGACTTTCGGTCACAAGTGAGCCTGCCCGCACAACCGGCTGCAACGTACCTCCAGCCACAAGTGAAGCTCGATATTCCGCCTCCGCGTTGGCAAAATTCCACCATGCTTCTTGACTTCGATCCAGCAATCGAAGGTCGGTGTCGTTACGCGAAATAATCCTCTTCATTAGGATTTCGATCTCGCGCTCAAGGTCCTTAACCTCGGAGACGGCTTGCCTGTTCATTTCCGTTTGTGTGCGGGGGACCGGACCATGCAATTCTCCTATTAAGACCCACTCTGTTGCGCCGATGAATTCAGTCGCCGCTTCAAGAAAGCCTGCGATCTCGGCGATGCGAAACGGGACCTCGGTCGGTAGCTCATGAGTTAGTATATGGCGTATCTCGAACAGGCGGGAGAGCTGTGCCTTCATGTGATTATAGTCGGCTATAATCGGCTCCTGCGGCTCCGTATCCTCGATCCATATCGTGCGGGAGTTCCGTAGCTTTTCTTCGAAGTTGGGAATTATTTTTTTGAAATTGTCGATCAACTGCGCGAGATTGTTAGTCGAAATGGAATGGCTGATTATGTCGCCAACCGATAGTTTGCGACCCGCAAGTTGGCGTAGAAAAGCGAAATCAACTTTCAAATCCTTCGCTAGATGTTCAGCGCGTTCCAGATATGAATCGCCGCAATCAACAAATTCGCGGATTTTGTCGTGGACAAACACTTCTATGATCGTGACAATTCTCATTGGAACAAAGGCGGCGAACACGGCCAACTCGCGACTTCTGCCCTCCCAAGCGTCGCGAAGTCCGCCAAGTTCCGCCACTGCTACAGAGTTCTCTCCACGGCGATTTTTCCATTCCAAAATCTTTTCGATAGAAGCCTTGGCCATTTTTAGTGAGGTCCGTGAGTGAATCCGTTTCACTGTCACATACCAATTTTTGACGGCCTCTTGAATCGGCCTTTTCATTCCACCGTCATTTATCAGCTTGACGATTCGCGCCTCGCCAAAAGCTGCCTTCTGCTAGCAACAGAAGGAATTCCATATGAAACCGACCACAGTACGCTTTGGTCGCTTTGTCGTTCAGCTCGGTAAGACCAGCGGCGGCACAACGACCTATACCAGCCCTTGCGGCTTTACTTCCAAGTCCCTCCAGTTTTCGAAGGACTTGAATGACGTTCAGATTCCAGATTGCGATGACCCGGATGCAGTATCGTGGCTTGGCCGCGACGTCGCCAGCCTGTCCGCTCAGGTTTCCGGCGAAGGCGTTCTCGCTCAGGAAGCCGTTGACGATTGGCTTGAGGCCGTTGAGTCGATTGACTCGATTCCCGTCCAGATCATCCTCCAGTTTCCGGCCAAGACTATTACGTGGACCGGCCACCTCCACGTCTCGGAATTTACCGTGAGTGGAGAGATGGGCGGCCGTGTGACCGCTTCCGTCACGATGAATTCGGATGGCGAGCTTACTCGTGTAACTACTCCGGTAACGCCGTAAGCTCTACGGGAAGCCTAAAACGACAAAGCCCCGGCGTCGAAAACCGGGGCTTTTCTTTATGCTACGCGGCCTAGATCGAAATGCCGTCGACCATCGGCAAGTTGCCGCTCGTAATGTTTCAGCGCGACCTTGAGGATGGCCCCTAGGATCGGCGAGCCGTTTTCGAAATACACTACCCGTCGCTGGGAGTGTGGGTTCTTCGTCGCGACTGCACGGACGTTGTATTTCCCATTTGGATGCTGGATAAGCGCCATATCGCTCAAATAGATGCCTTCAGACAGCCGAACGCCGAAGGTAGCGAGCGTCAGGTATGAATCAGACTTCCAGCCGTTATGCAGGCTCATAAACTCGATTTCGATCAAGCCGCACCTCCTGCATTCTGCTGCTGGCCATTCTTCGCCGGATCGTGGATTCCAGCCGTATTGAGTGGCACGCGCAATCCGTCACCGCCGTCTATTCTTGGCAGGTCAAACACCGCGCGAGATTCGTTCACGCTCATAATGCCGCTTGTCGTCAGGCTGGCGTAAGCCGCTGCGCGATCTTGCAGACTGCCCGCAATCAACGAGCTGAAGTCGTTTGCGATATACATGGCGCGTCGCTCACGGCTCGACAGCACAAACGCGGCAAGCTGGCTGTTCAAAGCATTCGACCAAGGAGTCATCGTAAGGTTGACGAACTGGCGGTTTGCCTCTGTTGCCGAACTCCATGTTGAATGGAACGGCAGGCCCGCGACGTCTGGCTGGACTCCATAAGCTTGCGCAACCAGATATGCGTTGAATCGACGGTTCTCGATCAGCTCCGAGTCCTTGTTGGACGGCGTAAATCGCTCGAAGGTAAGACCATCACCAGCGACCGCTATTTTTCCAGCCGCTTGAGGCCCCATATAGTTGTTTTCGAACGTAGCCTTGAGGCGCTTGGCTGCTTCATCGCTGATGGCCGAAGGAGCGGTAAGAATGCCTGAAGCACGGAATCCTTGTTCGGCGTCCGTCTTGGTGGCCTCTTCAACGCCGGCAGCGATACCCATACTCAGCGCCGCCAGCTCGATAGGTGAGCGGCCCATAAACCCATCTGGCAGCCACTTCGCATGGAAGATAGAATCTTGAGAATAGACCGTCTCAACGAAATTACGAAGCGAGTCGCTGTGCCTATATCGCAGGCGGCCGTTCCCGAGGGCTTCGACAACCGTATCCTTGAACGCCAGCGGCGTCAGATTTGTAATCTTGCCGTGCTGATCGAATTCCACATGAGCGTAAGCGTTGCCGTGCCGAACGAAGTCCTTCATCAGGCGCGTGCGAATCTCTTGGCTCGACATGCTAGCCGTGCCATCCATAAGGATGTTGTAAAGCGGGTGGTCCACGGCCGGCGAAGGACTGCCATCCTTCTGTATCTTGTACAGAATCGAGTCGTAGCTGGCGTACGTTGTAGCGATGATGGAAATACACCTCGCCGACGTCGATAGCTTGCTTGCCGTCTCAGCAGATGAGGCGACGCCAAGGATTCGAGCAAGAGCCGGATCATTAACAGAAACCGCGTCCCGCTTCTCAGATCGGCGGAACATGGCCATGATGTTGTTTCTGAAACCCATTAGCGGCCACCTCCAAGATAGTGCATGTAAAGGGCAGCTCGCATGGAAGCCTCAGCATCGGCATAGAGCTGACGAACGGACAGCGTTTTGCCGGTATCCTCGTACGCGGCATGCGTCACTAGAGACACCTCCAGCAATTCGGCCTCTTCAACGGTCCTGTGATTGCCGTTCCAAGATTCCTTGGTGGCAATGAAGCCCACGCTAGCGCCGCCCAAATCGCCACGATCCGCAAGAGCCTTGATGTCGTTGCCAAGCTGGGTTTCGGGCAGATCAATTTCGACGGCAAGTCCTCTCGCATCGCTGACCAGCCGCATAGTTCCGTTGGCCTGACGTGCAAGGTACTGGTCTGGATTGTGCTGTGCGAGGGCAATCACGTCTCGCTTGCCTGTCCGGTCGGCTAGGCTGCGATCAAAAGCACCCGGCGCGAACGACTCCGTAAAATCGCCAAGGCGGGCCTCGGTATTCCAAAGAGAGGCGTAGACGCGAATAGTTCGGCCTTTCACCTCTGCAAAATTAGCAGTCGCTAATCTCTTTTCCATTTGAACTCCTTTCCAGAGGGAAGAAAGGCCGCGCTAGGCGGCCTCTCAATTCCGTTCCGCTTGCCGATTAGGCGGCCAGATCGGCCCATGCCGCCGAAGCCGCGCCGTTCTTCAGCCCAACGTCCACATCGGTAAAGCCGACGATCTTCAAAGCGCCTTCAGATGAATAGGACGCGGTATCGATGATAATATCCACGCTCGGCGCGGTGCCTGCCTGATTCCAGAAGCCAATCAGGATGTCGCTCGGAACCGCCGCGATGACCTTTTGGCCGGTCGCGATGTTCGTCACGTAGGGCTTGCGGCCAAAGAAGTTGGTTTCCAGCGGGATCGGCAGCTTGTCGGTCGTCTTCAGCTTGCGAGCAGCCTGCGCAACGGCGTTCGTGATGTAGAACACAGCCGAGTCGGAATTCTGGTTCGCATTTTCGAGGACTGCCAGCAGATCGGCCGCAACATCGGAGATATCAGCTCCGGAAGCGGTTGTGGTTTCCGTGATGAGCGACATGATGCCCTTAGGAGCGTTCGTCTGACCACCCTGAAGAGCAACAGAGTCGACAGCGCGGCCAAGAGCGGCGTTGAGATCGGCACGGAGCACGGCGTCAAGGCCAATCGAGTTAGTGACGAGCGCGCGCCGACTGATTTTCAGGTACACGGCTGCGGTGTGCGGCTGCAACACGACGTTATCAAAGGTTGCGTTACCCTGCGGCGCGGCACCCGACTCAGGAAGCCAAGCGATCTGCGCATCCGGGCCACCAACGAAACGCGGCAGAGCGATGCTGCCGTAGCCAAGGCCGTTCAGGACAGTGGCTCCGGATCGAATGACAGTCGAGGCCGGCGTAAGGCGCGGAATCAGGTTGCCGAACTTCTGGTCTGCGATTGCCGGATTGCCGGCTGCGGTCACTTCGCGCTGTTCGTAGTCTGCGATTGCGGACAGAGGAATACGCAATCCACGCGTGGATTGCCCACGGCCAAGCTCCTGCGCGATTTCTGCCTCCCGGCCTTCAAGATTGCCATTCAGGAAGCCGGCGAGGGCACGGCTAACCGAATAAGAACGCAGCTCGGTTTCCAGCGTGTCGCGAGCGACGGAGCGGGCCGTCTCATAAGCCGCCATGCGCTCTTCGGCGTTGATCTTGGCGTCCAGCGCCTCTACGTCCTTCGCGAGCTTGTCGAATTCCGGCGTCTTGCCAGCCGACAGAGCGGCCCGCATTTCGGTGACGAGGGCTGCACGCTCAGAACGCATATTGTGAATCGATGTCATATGTACTATTTCTCCTTTGGATTTCGATTGGCTGTCCGCTTGCCTTGGAACGTTGGTGGACAGCCGGTTTGCATGTGTGTCCATTTCTGGACGGCTTTCCGTGCTTTTTGGGCGCGGAACTGGTTTCGCTGGCCTGAGATGCGGCCGGCGTGAAACTTGTTGCTTCCTCTGGCTGGTTCGACGGGCGACTACTTAGATTCGCCGCCCGTCAATCTCGAAGTCCGAAGGAGTAGACGGTGGGTAAGTTGCCAAGTGGCGCTGAACGTCAAAAAAATAACAGATCAATAAAATTGATAGATGGCCGATAGCGTATCAATTGGATTAATCCTATCTCCCCATTTGCAGGAGCTTACGAACAGGCCCCCCGCCGGTCCCACGTAGACGCAAATCTCGCAAAGTCGAGCCACCCCGGCCCATCGACGGCGGTTTCAGACTCGGGCCTGAGTTGATCATGCTGACGGTACTCTTGCGCGAAGAGTCACAATGCCGAATATAGTTGTCGCTTACTCACGGCAGTGTCATGGCTTAGGAACCTAATGCGGGAACACATTATAAGCGAAATCAGGCGATTAGCGGCACAAAGCGGAGGCCAGCCACCCGGCGTCCAAGCATTCGTCAGTGCTACGGGCATCATAGAATCTAAATGGCTGGGGAAGTACTGGGCACGCTGGAGTGACGCACTTATTGAAGCTGGATTTGAACCAAATTCGTGGGCCGGGAAATCAGATACAAGTGTCATCCTCACTGGTTTAATTGCCGCCTGTCGGCACTATGGTCGATTTCCCACCAACGCTGAGATGTCCATGCTAAGGGCCACAGACGCAACGATACCGTCGCCTAAGACAATTCTAAGTAATTTTGGCGGGCGCTCAGAGCTGATTGCCGCCTTGAGAGAACACATTGGCCGTGATCCACGATATGACGACGTGGAAGCCATGTTGCCAACGATGAAGCAATCCATGCCAGTGCAGCTAAAAGGCCCCAAGCCAGTTGATGGTCACGTGTACCTCATAAAGTCTGGCGAGTTTTACAAGATCGGTCGAAGCGATGAACTTGAGCGACGCGTGAAGGAGATACGTATAGCGCTGCCCGACGCCGCAACTCTGCTTCACTCGATAACTACAGACGACCCGCCAGGAATTGAAGCTTATTGGCATCGCCGCTTTGCGGATCGGCGGGCGAATGGAGAATGGTTTAAACTTACGGCTGACGACATAAAGGCGTTCATGCGCCGAAAATTCCAATAACGGCCGGTCAGTTGGCACTCCCTATGCGTAGGCATTGGCCGTTGGTTGCGCCTTGATGCGCTGCTGGCGCGCATACTCGCGTTCCTTGGCCTTTGCTCGCTTACGACGAGAATCCCGTTCCGCACCTTTAGCCAGCTCGGCTTGGTAGTTCTCAATAGGTTCGACGCACTTAACGAGCGTCACGCCTCTAAACGAGGGCACGCCGTCATTCCAGCCGAGAATGATATGCTTAGCCTCACATTGGGCGTGCGCAAGCTCTTCGAACCGCTGAACATGTGTAAGGCCGTCAGCGCTAATTTGCACTACCCAATAATCCCCGGAGCCGTTTACCGTCACAGCGGATTCGTAAACTGCCACCGCAGTCGTTAGGTTGATAGGTGTTGGATTCATGGTGTTTCCTTTCATCGGTTGTGTTACGCGCTCGCCCACGCGTTGCCGGCGCGTTCGTTCGCTGCTGTGATGGTTTGCAAGAGCTGTGCCGGGCTATCGCCCATATCGATGGGCAACGCGCTGATTATCTTCCTCGCGCAATTCCTCGCGCTTCCCCGTCTTCCTCTTCTTAGGGGATGGGGCTCCACCCCATTCCCCCTAAGAGGAAGAGGAGAAGAGGAGGGGATTTTTCCTCTTGGGTGGATTGATTTCCTCTCAAGAGGAGACAGGCAAGAGGAGATTAAATCTCTTCGTCCGTGGTAATTTCGTACCGCATCTTCACGTCATCCAACTCAAGAACACCTCTTGTCAGCAGAAGGTTTTTTCCCTTCTCGAAGTCCCGACCAAAATTCTTGGTGGCGATGAATCTGCGCGCCTTCTCTTCTGTGGCGTGCATGGTGGCGGAATACGCCCATCTACCCGAAGACAACCGCAAGGGCTGCTCTTCTCCAGCATCTTCCATTGCCGCCTTAACCGCCCGAAGAAAGGCCATCTCGCTTGCCTGTAAAGGCTTCTCTTTCGGCCCGGCCCTCAACACGGCTAGCTTCTGGTCGCCGTCAGTGTCCGCGCGCAAGACGGGCGCAAACATAGCTTCGCCTGTACCCTTTACGCCTACGCGGATAGCCTCAAAACTAAGGTCCGCGATATAGCCGGTATCGCCGTCTTTCGACTTGTCTGCATATATCCAGCGGCGGCTGACTTCGCCCTCTTGTTTATCGACCTTCACGCCCAAAACCACCTCAAGAGCGGCGTAGGAACTGGACGAACCTCGCCATATGTTTTCGGACTCTTGCGATTTCGCCGCGTGATGCAGCAGAAGGATAATGATGTTCAGCTCTGCACAGATCGAGTTCAGGTTGTCGATGACGACAGCCCATGAATCCGCCTCGTTCTCTTTGGCGACCATGCCAGACGCGGCAAGGGTGTCGATCATGGCGACCTTCAGCGGCACGCCGTGTTTTTCAACGAACTCATCGTTGATCACGGCAAGCGTGGCGGCGAAGCCCTCCCAATCCCTACGGCCGGCAAGGATGCGCGGGCGCTTTACCAGTCGGAATGGCACGTCAGCCGTTGCGCCTTGCGTGTCATCATAGATTGCCTTCCATCGACGCTTGACGTTGCCCGCACTCTCGTAAGGAAGGTACGCGACGCCTACAGCTTCCGGCACCTGATACTTACCTAGCCACGACTGGCCCAGCACAAGGCTTTTCGCCATATCTAGCGCAACTACGGTCTTGCCCGACTGTGATTGGCCGGCAAGCCCACAGATACCGTTTTCTGGTAGCACGCCTTCAATTACTTCCCGAACGACGGGCAGTTCGTCAGCCGGGTTGAAATCATCTAACTGCCACAGGTCCGGGTAGTCTTCCTGCGATGGCTCATTTCTAATCGGGGCCGACGCTTGAGGGGTATCGTTCAATTCCTCTTCATGTCCAATCGCTTGGAGGTGATCAGCAATGCGAATTGGTGTGGACAGCCTAGCCATTAATCCTGCACCATAAGCACGGAAACCGTACCCGGCGTGAGAGGATTCTCACAGGCTGGCGGGATATTGTGCTTCTGCATGAGCCGTACAAACCAGCCTTCATTATTGCGGGCAGGACGATAATAGATGCTTGCGCCGGCCCCGCGATAGGCGGCAATGGCCTGCTCATTTCTCGCTATGAGCTTTTGGATTTTCTTAAATTCGTTCAACTCATGTTTTCCTTTTTCCATAAATTCTCTGTAGCTTTAGACCTCAAAAACACATTCACCTCATCCAACTTGGGGTATTGAAGTCTCACCATCTGCTGAATCAGCTCAAATGCTTCTGGATGTTTGTTGTCAAAAGCCTGACGAGCAGCCATTAGTGCGTCATAAAATTCGTTGCTCATTTCACTATCCCCTAGATTGAAGCATCTTCACGCTAGCGCAACCTTTGGGAAATGTCCAAACCACTGCGCCTTGTCATGCCGCCACCCCGCCATTGATCTTGCCGTCAATCCAGTCCATAACCTCAGACCGCACGAAGGCAATTCGGCGAACACCGATCTTACGCGGCTTTGGGAACTGGCCCTCTGCCGCCATCAGCTTCAATAGTTTGTCGGACAGCGTGGTCATGGCCGCCGCTTCTGTAGGCGACATTAATGGACTAATGAACTGTTTCTTCTCTTTGCTCATTATCGCGTCCTTTCCTGTTGTTGGCGATAAAAAGCATCTGTGAATCAGCTCAAAAATCGTCAAAAAGAAAAACAAAGAAAAACCCGCCAACAAGCCGCTCGCGGGTCCGTAAGATTTTGAAATATCTTTTATATTAGGCGTGTAATTATTTTTGGCTTTGGCAGTATGTGGCCCATTCGTCCATCAAGGCGCGGCGCTTCTTCAGGGCATCCGATCTGCGGTAAGCCGCCTCTGTTTTGTCACTCAAACCGTGCGCAAGCGCATGTTCCATTACCTCACGCGGATGATGAGTTTCATCACCGGCCCAATCTCGGAAGCTAGAGCGAAAACCATGGATCGTCTCATTGCCGCCGGATGCCAGCCGTATGGCTTTCACCATCGCCGTGTCACTAATAGGCTTACCCTCACTCTCGCCCTCGAAAACCAGATCGCCGGTTGCCACTTGCTGCCTGTCCTTAAGGATTGTCACCGCACGGTCACTTAGTGGAACGCGATGCTCAACTCCCGCCTTCATACGTTCTTTCGGAATGACCCAAAGCGCGCCATCCAAGTCGATCTCGGGCCATACAGCGCCACGCACTTCACCGGACCTGCAAGCCGTCAGGGCTGTGAATTCAGCTGCCCGTGCAGCGACACCCGAAGACGCCCGCAGCTTGATCATGACAGCCGGAATCTTCTCATAGGCGACCGCTTCATGATTGCCGCGTGATAGTTTGTTCTGTGCGGGCAGTAGCTCTTTAAGGCCACCCTTCCAGCTTGCCGGATTGTCGCCGATAAACAGGTCACGCGCCTTAGCGTGGTCTATGACAGCTTCAATCCGCATGCGCGTACGATTCGCTGTTTCTGGCTTTTTCGTCCAGATGGGCTTGAGGGTTTCTACGATATCGTTGCGGGTAATGTCGGCAATCGGCTTTTTATGCAGCGGCTGGGCATAGGTGCGCAGGGTCATCTTCCACTGAGCTACATGCTTCTCATTCTTCGCACTGGCCGTCTTTACCTTAATGACGTCTTCCATGATCTGGCCGAACGTCTTGCGCCCTTCCTTGGGCGTTTCCATCGTGCCGCGCGCAAGTTTGTCGCGAATCTCCTGAGCTTTTTCGCGAGCATGTTCGATGGTTACGGGCTGGGTGCTAAAACCGGGGTAGGGGCCAAGGGCGATCTCTTGCCGCTTGCCGAGGCGCTTGTAAATGAAGTGCCACGACTTCGAACCGCCTGTGCGGACACGTAGAAAAAGCCCAGCACCATCGCTGTAGATTCCGGGCTTGGAAAGCTTCTCTATCTTGGTTTTCGTGAGCTTGTGAAGCGCCAT